CGCTTGCTTCTTTTTAAGCGACCTGCAAGGATGAGAGGTACGCGGACCCCACTATCTGCATTCTCCCACAAGGGGACGGGCCTAAAGGCCTGGGTCCCTCGGAGATAGCAAATAGTCTGACGCAGTGGTATGCCAGTCATGGCAGTCCACTCGTTTAGGCGATTAAGGGCGACAAAGCGATCTTGCGGTGTGTCCAGGCATTCGATATGCACTGGGCGGACCATCTTACCTTTAAGACAGTCCACACCACAAGACTCGCGGAACGGACCTTCGAGAAAGGTCTTCTCGCTGTTGACCTTAAAACCTAGCAGCTCAAGGGTTGACACTACGCGCCGAGCGAGAACGCTCGGAACGATAATGTCATCCCCGAAGACTGCAAAGTTAGGCAGACGAACAGTGGGATTGAAAGAGAAAAGGTCCTCTCGCAATATCCTCCGTTTCTTGTATCTAGCTGGGAAGCTAGAACACTTGAAAACGGCGAGCACAACTGCGGTAAACAACAGTGTCTGCAGTGGGAACGTAAAACCGTTTCCCATCGTAGATACCATGCCTAGCTCTATCCAGCGCCCGTCAGGGAGCTGAGACTCAGAACAACGGAAAAGCTTCAACCACGAGACAAAATCCCGAGGAAAGAGCATACCAATCATTCTGAGTGATAGTGAATCGGAGGCGGATGAAAGGTCTATCGTTGCGAAAGACCCAGTCCTGCTTCCGATCCGAGCTAGTCTGCGATTGATGATCTGCTGATCAGACGTATCGATTCCGACACGTTTTTTCAGTTTTTCTACAATCCAGTTACCAAGCCCAAGCTGAAAGAACATATTCAGCCCAGGCTCCGTACAAATAGTACGGCAGATGTCGTTCGACTTAGGAACAAAAGAGAGACGGTTACCTTGAACTACTTTTCCCGGTCCAAAACTACTGCAGCGTAAACTTTCAGCTGCGACGTAGCGGGGATCGTGGGAGAAGTGCAGCTTAAAAGCTGCAAACAGGCTCATTGATGTACAGGAAAGCGGTGAAGAGAACAACTTTGTATAAAAGTCAGTCCCCCAAGCCGCCATACTCGCTCCTGGTCCTACCTTACCACGGTCCAAGATTAGACCTAAAGTAAGATTTGGGACCCCGGATTCGAGAAGGAAGCGATAGAGGAAGTTCCTAATTTCCCCTATCAACTCCTGATCTGTACATGATAAGCCAGCGACCTCGAGATTAAACTCCTTACAGCGATCGTTGATCGCGAGGAACTTCTCAAGGCCAAGCTGCTCCGCGTCGTCTTTCAGGTGAGAAACATACTTTTTAAATATGTCTCGCCTAAGAGCTTCTGCAGAGAAAGCCTGGATCTCATCGGGGAAAGGCCCCCGGAGGTCTTCTTCAAGGTTTGAGATTAGCTCACTGTCGTAACTACGCACGGTGTCTCCTCACTCGATGGAAAGGTCATAGCCATTACAGCGATCCCAAGGAACGTATACCAACCAGCAGCAAGCTGGCCAGTCATCGTCCTCTCAGGTTCGTTATAAAGACTATAGGCTAGACCGAAAATCGCCTTCCATGCTTTTGCCGAAAAGGTAAGCTCGGATCCATAAAAAGGATCCGTGCCGAGCCCAGATGGATAAGAGATAAGGAAGGTTAGATTTTTATTCCACGCCGATTCTAAGAGCAGCTCATAGGGCGGGAGGCCCGAAGGAGATGAGAAATCGCACGCAAGGTTCACAAAACCTCGTAGGCAAAGCTCATTCTTCGAACCAGTATCCGCAAAATATAAGTAATGCTCAAAATCAGCGTAGTATCGGTCTACAAATGCTTTCTGAGCTTCGGTAGAACACTTATGAAATTTCATAAAGTAAACTCCTGTTTGGGCCGAAAAACGCCCGAGGACTCCCAGAAATTGGGTTTATCCAATCAAAACCTTACAGTGAACCAGACGAGGATTCTGAATCTCCGCAAAAGAGAGACGGAACACTCGAAATGCACACTGCGAGGAATCAGGCCTGCTGC